TTAGTGACAAAAATTGAGGACATGAATTCTAAGTACGGACGTATCAATTTTTATATTTCACCGAAGCGCTTGTACGAGGAGACTGGTTATGTGTGGAAAGGGGAGAAGCGCTAATGGGAACAACAATACGTCCGGAGCTATCTGAAAAGAATCCTTATTGGATAGAAAAACACCGTTATTACGAATTGAAGCATTTTTGTCTTCAGTATCCGATCTGGAGAAAAGCTTATTCGGTTCTTGACGGGTATGCTAATCCACCAAAAGATTCAGCATCATTCGTGATCACCAGTACACTTGGTGATCCAACTGCAAAATGCGCCATGGCTAAGACATATTATTCCGAACGTACGGATATGGTCGAGAGGGTTGCAGAGCAGACTGATCGAGAACTGGCAGAGTATATTTTAAAAGCTGTAACAGAGGGATGGTCTTATGACATTCTTAAAGCTAGATTAGAAATTCCATGTTGTAAGGATGTCTACTACGAATTGTACAGACGATTTTTCTGGTTACTTAACAAGGAGCGGAAATGATATGAAGATTGTCGATAAAGCTGTGAAGAAGGTATACCGGTTCAACTGTCCAAATTGCCAGAGCCGACTTGAGGGCGAGAGTAAGGAATTTGAGGATATCGGTGGGAAGATTAGCAAATTCTTTTGCCCAGTATGCAAGAAGGACCGTTATATTACATGGTCTGATCTTCGGAAGAAAACGGTGTACGAAGGTGAGAACACGCAATAATTACAACTCCCTTTATGAAAGGAGAGTGACTACTATGTCTAATTTAAAGAATGTTATCATTTATTTGTTGTCGGTATTGATCGCGTTTGAAAGCGGGGTATTGCTTTTTATAGTGGGGATGTTTACCGTAACAAATGATCTTAAAAACGATCGAAAGAATCGAAGCGTTAGTTACAGATCTTATCGTAAAGGAGATTGAGCCAGCAATGGCTCTTTCTTTTTATTCTAGGTTAGATACCGTACGTAGGTTACCGTGAAACATGTTATTTTGATATTTGAAAAATTGCCGGGTGGTATTTTTCAGAAAAACATTTTGGAAGGAGGAGCAGAAGTGAGCTTGATGATTGGATTACTGATCGGAATAATGGTTGGGGTGTTACTGTCACGATTTATATTTAGAGAAAAGCCAGTAGGTTCGCTTAGGGTCGATGAATCAGATCCAGATAGCGGACCTTATTTATTTCTCGAATTAGATCGGTCTGGCGCGGATGCAATTTATAAGCAGCGTTACGTACGTTTGCGAGTGGAGCTGAAAAATTATATTTCGCACAAATAACACTCTCTATTATGGAATGAACCTAATAATTATTTGAAAGGAGAACGAAATGGAAGAGAAAAACATCGAAGAATTATTAAGTGAGGAGATTGCAGCACAGATTAAGGCTTTATCTGATTTGCAGTCCGGAAGCAAAGAAAAATCAACAGCGATTGATGATCTGACAAAGCTTTACAAGCTGAGAATCGAAGAGAACAAGAGTGTGTGGGATGCTGATGAGAAGTACAATCGGCGTATGATGGACGAAGAGTCTGTTACGAAAGATGGCGACTTCAAAGATCGGCAGATCGCAGAGCAGGTTAAGGATCGATATTTCAGAGTTGGTATTGCAGCGGCAGAATTATTGATTCCGTTGATGTGTTACGGCATCTGGATGAATAAAGGATTTAAGTTTGAAGAAACTGGAACCTTCACATCTTCAACATTCAAAGGGTTAATCAACCGTTTTAGACCTACGAAGAAGTAGAGAGGAAATTCTGAAACGTTGGGGACGTGTGTAACGCATGTCCTCTTCGTTTTTTCTCGTGAAAAATGCAAGGGCTATTATGAGAGAATAAAGCTTTATCTCTTGAACTACAGACAACAGCTTGTATACTATATGTATAGGAGCTGGACAGTACGAAAGGAGATATTTAGCTATGAGTATTTTTAACGAGGAGCAAATTAAAGCAATGTTCAGCAGAGAGTATATCTGTCATGAGTGTGGGCATTTAATGGAGTTCGAGGATGAGTGGGAAGATACGCTGGTGTGTCCCCACTGCGGCCACAGTATAGATTTAGATGATTACGGCCGCGAAGGAAATGAAGAATATGAGAACTTATACCCAACCAGAGAAGAAGTATTGGGCATTGCGAATGATGATTCCGAGGAAGATTCAGACTATTAAAAACATAAGCTAAATGGGAGAGGGTCTTAGAGAAATCTAAGGCTCTTTTCTTTTTGCTATGAGGAGATAGAAATGCGGTACCATTATCAAAAGCCAGACATTTATTTGTCAATGTACGGCGAACTTTACATTTGCAATCATCCTGTGTATGATCGCTGCACTCTATTTACGATAGGGAATAAAGGTCTGGCAGTGATCCAGCAGCGATTTAGTGCAGATACAAAAAGTACATATTGGACAGAGGTCGATTCATGGCTGACAGACTCTTTATATTTACATCCAAAATTCAAGGAATATTTCGACAGCCGATCCGGAGAGTGTACGGAAGGATTGTATCCAACGGTCACTATAAGACAAATAATGTGGGCGTTAAAAATGAAACCAATACAGCGTCAGCGATGGGAAACGTGTTTCGATAGACGTGAGATTTGAGCGCATTTTTTACAAAGACTTTTATGGAAAAGGAACTAAATAATTTCACATAAAGGAGAAAGAAAAATGATTGAAACTTATGTATCTATCGGAAAAGTAACTGATTATGCGATTGGTGTTCTTAAGTATTTCGCTACGGCTAGTTCGATTTTACTGATTAGTATTATTGGAGCTTTGACGGCGTGGATATTTTGGAGTGCTGTTGGTATGATTGTTGCCATCGTAGGTATAGTAATAGCAACCATTGTATTGACCTTGGGAATTTATGAGTTACATACCCAAAAGAGACGGAGACGCTAACAACGTCTCTTCTTTTTCGCCAAAATAACAGTTCCTTTTATGAAAAACTGAAGCTTTGAAAGGAGTAAAAGGAGCATGGATGAAATGAGAATAGTATCGAAATTCACGAGAGGAATCATTTCCAAAGCAATAAAGATGGTAATACGTAAGAAAACGGGATACAACATTGATATTCAGTTGAACGAGGCTATTACTACTATAAACGATGGAAAGACTCATCTTCACCTTGATGTAGATGCAGAACTCGATAAAGACGAGCTGATGAGTATCTTGAAGAGCATTGGTTTAAATTAACCGAGAGGGGCGCATACAACGCCTCTTTCCTTTTACTTCGCAAAATTTACAAGGCATATTATGAGAGACAGTAGCTCAGTTGGTAGAGCGCGAGACGATTAAAGTCCCGAAGTCGATGGTTCGAGTCCATCCTGTTTCTCTTTTATTTTTGCAGAAAGGAGAGAACGGATGTCTATCGAACAACTTGACTTATTGTTATGCGATACGTATCAGATGGATGCGTGGTTTCCATTCGGTTGGAAATGGAAGAAAGAGCTTGAAAAATCGAGCTATTCGGTATGGGCTATTGATGAGTTGAAAAGATACATCGTCGGTAGACTTTATCCAAAGAAATCTGGATCGGTTGAAGATTTCATCACATTTGTTGGTGACTTCCGGCGAATAATGAATCAGTTTTCAAAAATCAATCCGGATAACAATTTTATGTTTTCAGTAGCAGCGGACATATCCACAGATGTCCTGGATTTATTACATGCTATGAAATAAAAACGAAAGGAGAACATGATGAAGAAACCAAATCTTCAAAGACTCGCTCAGAGGTCGAAAATCTATCTGAGAAAAGCATCACCGACAATATTGTCTGGTCTTGGTGCGGCTGGGGTTATTGTAACGTCGGTATTAGCTGTACGTGCGACACCAAAAGCTCTTCGTAAAATCAGAGCGGATAGTAAGACAAATCACGACGGTGATCCAGAGGCTTATAGCAAACTTGAAGCTGTTAAATCAGCATGGGTCTGCTATATTCCGGCAGCAATTAGCGGTACGGCAACGATATTCTGCATCTTCGGTGCCAATGTGTTGAGTAAACGCCAACAGGCAGCACTTACCAGCGCTTATGCGTTGCTGAATGATTCCTATAACAACTATAAGGATAAGCTAAAGGAATTGTACGGCGAAGAGGCTAACCAGAAGATAGTTGATGCTATCGCAGCGGAAAAGGCTAAGGACGTGTATATTACTTCAACTGGATTAGTTAGAAACAGTTCACTTGATTTTGATGAGCATGATCCGAATGACGAAAGGTTATTCTACGATGCCTATTCCAATCGATATTTCGAAAGTTCCATCAACAGAGTTATTCAGGCGGAATATCATTTGAACCGTGATTTTGTCATCAGCGGATATTTACCGGCGAATCATTTTTATCAACTGCTTGGTCTTGAGCCTTTAGAAGGAGGAGATACGGTTGGATGGAGTATTGATACAGGAATATACTGGATCGATTTTAACCATTCCAAAGTAACACTGGATGATGGACTTGAAGTATTGGTTATCGATATGGATTGGGTTCCGGATGCCGGCTGGGATTCTGAATAAATCTTGTCATTCGCAGAAATTACAAGCTGTATTATGAAAGGAGAGTGTCATTATGAGCAATAAAAGTAAATGGATTAAGGCTATTGGAGTAGCAGCAACCGTGATTGGTGTAGGCGTAAACCTTATTACCGATTGGGTGAATGAACAGAAAATGGACGAGAAAATTGAAGAAAAGGTCAGTGAAGCACTTGCCCGGAGAGACAAAGATGAAGCGGAGGAGTCCTAACAAGGCTCTTTCGCTTTTTCTTTTGGAGGAGACAAATGGAATCGCCGACTGAAAGAGCCATTTATACTGTACGTTATGCTATCGCAACAATGCCCGTGGTTCAGCGTGGATATAACTTTGAGCAGGCGAGTTATATGAGATGGGCTGGAAGAGAAGTGTTAATACGACTCTGCAAACACCCAGAGATACCACCGCTGATCGTGATTGAATCATTTCGAGATGAATGTGATTCATATTCATGTGTGAATCCACGAACAAGTTATGTTTTTTCTTGTGCGAAAGATATGCTTGAGTGGATTATTGACCTGCTAATTTCGTAGTTACCAAATAAAAATTTTATATTCTGAAAGGAGAACGTACTATGTGTACAAGAGAAATGACATTAGGAGAAGAAATTATCAACTTAACCAAAAGAGGCATCGATGTTCCGACGGTAGAGAGGATGTATAGAAAGTACATCGATCTTGACGAAAAGGGAAAATCAGAGGGTTGTTATGCGATTGATTTGGGACCGTTATTTCCGACATTTGATATTGGCGATACAGTTCGCTATTGCAGAGCTGATGTTGAGGCGACCTTGAATTTATTTAGAGATACGATACATAATCCATATTCTATCCTTCCAGCAGACATTAAAGTTGGCGATAAAATGATGGTTCCTTTAGGAAAGCTCGGAAACTTTACAGCAACAGTTCAGAAAGTTACGAACAATAAGGTGCTATTCATTTTCGACGATTATGTTGCCAAACGCCCGATGAATGAAGATGGTGGCAATGCTGGCGGATATTCTCAGTCCGATCTGAAAAAGTGGATCGATAGCGAGCTGTACAATATGTTCCCTGCGGTTCTTAAGCAGAGAATGACCGGTTTATCAATCCCGACTCTCGGAGAGATTTGTGGCTGGGCCGATAAATGGGATCGAGATCACATCGAAGCGGATGGCGATGAGCAGCTTCCTCTTATGAAACAGAGAAGAAACCGCGTTGCTTATTACAAAAACGATTGTGAGTTCGGCTGGCTCCGCAATGCTACTAAAAAGGAATTTTCTTCGGCATCCTTTGCCGTTGTGAGCGACTATGGCGATGCGACCTTCAGCGGCGCTTCGAACTCTAATGGGGTTCGTCCGGAATTCTGGTTGGTTAGATAAATCGCGGGGCCTTGTGCCCCGTTTATATTTTATGGAGGATAGACTGAAATGCAGAAACCTAATTTGACTAAGATCTGTAGAAGTGTAAAAACAGCTACAGTAAAACATAGTCCTGAAATCCTCACAGGAGTTGGAATTGCTGGAATGGTTACGACTACCGTAATGGCTGTACGAGCTACTCCTAAAGCAATCCAATTATTGGATGAGGAAAAGCGACGTCAGCACGCAAATAAACTGGAGCCGATGGATGTCGTTAAAACTGCTTGGAAATGCTATATTCCAGCGGCAGTTACTGGAACAGTATCAGTAGCTTGTCTTATCGGAGCAAGTTCTGTTAATGCCAGAAGAAATGCAGCACTGACAGCAGCGTATACCATTTCCGAATCGACATTGAGAGATTATCAGAAAAAAGTGGTAGAAACAATCGGCGAGAAAAAGGAACAGACTGTGAGGGATGCCGTTGCTAAGGAACGTCTTGAGAAAAATCCAGTTGAAAACAAAGAAGTTATCGTCACAGCAAAAGGCGATACCTTATGTTTCGATGCTGTATCCGGAAGATATTTTAAATCGGACATCGACAAATTAAAAAAGGCTGAGAATGAATTAAATCGTCAAATGCGAGATGAAATGTATATTTCACTTAATGATTTCTATTATGAGGTCGGATTAGAGCCTATTAAGCTTGGCGATGATCTTGGCTGGAATATTGATAATGGATATATCGATCTGAGATTTAGTTCCCAGCTTGCTACGGATGGAACACCTTGTCTGGTTATTGATTATGGCTATGGTCCGAGGTATGACTTCCGTGGCTTAATGTAAGGTTCGCAGAATTTACAAACACTATTATGGAAGAACCACATATTTCAAATCTGAAAGGAGAACATATTATGGAGAACAACGAAGAGGTTATCGAAACAACTACTGAGGAGATCGTGAAGGCGGCTTCTAACGGCGGTATGAAGAAAGCAACAACTATCGGATTGGCTATGATTGCAGGTGCATTAACCTACAAATTTGTAGTCGTTCCGGCCACAGCAAAATTCAAGAACTGGCGTGAGAATCGTAAGACGGTTGTAACTCAGCCGAAGGGCGATATCGCCGACGGAGAGTTTACGGATATCGATGAAGAGACAGAAGAGGATTCTGAATAAGAATTGAATCGATGATTCAGACAGAGGGGGAGTACCTATAACAGGGTGCTTTCCCTTTTGCTTTTTAAGGGAGGTGTCCTATGAATCAGTATATGTATGATGGACCGGTTATGGAGTTTGATACCTGCGTTGCAAATAGATGGCAGGGTTCTACATACGCGGCATCCGAAAAGAAAGCCAGGAGTAATCTGGTGTATCAGTTTAAGAAGAAAACAAACCGTATTCCAAGTACGAGGATAACCCTCCCTGGAAAAGTGGTAACGGTTAATTGAAAGGAGATTTAGAGATGGAGGAATACAAATCCAATTCCCATAAATCACGACAGAACCAGAATGATGATATTCCGGAGAAAAGAGTTGAAAAGGTTGTCAGTGGTTCTGTCAAATCGAAGAAAAAGAATGGTCTTCAGAAGATTACAAACGTATTTGTTCCGGAAGACGTAGATGATGTAAAAAGCTATATTTTTGAAGATATCGTGGTTCCGGCCGTAAAAGACATTATCTTGGATGCTGTCAGAGCATTCCTTGGTGTTAGCGGAAACTCAAGAGGTGGGAGATCGTCAACGTCATCCAAGATTTCTTACCGTAAGTATTATGACGATCGGGATCGACGAGATTCGGGAAACGTATCAAGAACACGAACTGGATACGATTACGATGATATCATTCTGGAATCTCGTGGTGAAGCAGAAGACGTTTTGGAAAGAATGGACGAGCTTATTGCTACATACCAGGTAGTTAGTGTCGCTGACTTCTATGATCTGGTTGGCGTTTCTGGCAACTATACAGACAATAAATACGGTTGGACCGATATTCGGAATGCATCTGTAATTCGTGTAAGAGACGGATACATGATTAAACTTCCGAAGGCATTACCGTTGAACTAGGAGGGATATTTATGTACGAATCAGATGATAAAATGGTGTCTCATCCGAGCCATTATCAGTCAGAAACAGGTTTGGAAGTGATCGATGTTATTGAGGCATTCACTTTCGATTTAAAAGGTATCGAAGCGACCGATACTGGTAACATTATCAAGTATGCGTGCCGCTGGAAAAATAAAAACGGCATTCAGGATTTGAAAAAGATCATGTGGTACACGCAGCACTTGATCGATCATTTAGAGAAGAAAGAAAAAATTGAAGAGGAGAATAACTGATATGAAGAAAGAAGAAATCATTAAGAACGTTTCCACGACCTTCAGCAAAGTAAGTGTGAAACTTAAGAAGCATAGCCCTGAGATTCTGGTAGTGGCTGGTGTTGTTGGCACTGTTGCAAGTGCTGTTATGGCTTGCCATGCAACAACTAAGTTGGACAGCGTATTGGAGAAGTCCAAGAAAGATATTGATGCCATTCATAAATGTGCTGAAAATGAGGAACTGGCGGCGGAGTATTCTAAGGATGACGCAAAGAAAGATTTGACTATCGTTTATGTACAGGCTGGTGTAAAAGTCGCTAAGCTCTATGCTCCTGCTGTTGCTCTTGGAACATTATCTATCGCAAGTATTGTTGCATCTCACAATATTCTCAAGAAGAGAAATGTAGCACTGGCAGCCGCTTATGCAACTGTGGATAAGACTTTCAAGGAGTACAGAAATCGGGTGGTTGAGCGCTTTGGCGCGGAGGTTGATAAAGAACTTCGCTACAACATCAAAGCAAAGAAATTTGAGGAAACTGTAACTGATCCGGACAGTGGTAAAGAGAAAAAGGTGAAGTCTACCGTAGATGTAGCAGCACCTTCTACGAACGATTATGCCCGTTTCTTTGACGATACTTGTGAGGCGTACGAATCCAATATGGATTACAACCTTATGTATCTGCGTTCTCAGCAGAATCTGGCAAACGACAAACTTAAAGCTAATGGATATTTATTCCTCAGCGATGTATACGATCAGCTTGGCATTA